CTTGCAAATGCGCTATAATCATAAATACTATGAGCATTTATAGTTTCATTTGCCTTATCTATTTGTTGCTTTAAATTTTCCATTTCCTTTCTTGACATTTTTGCATTTGAACCGTCGAGTGAGCGTCTTTTTTTTAGCGCTCTTCTAGACTCTCGTATAATAGAGTTAGCCTCGTCAATTTTGGTAACATCTAGCACTGCTTGTTCTTGTACTGCTTTAAGCTTTCTGATGAATGCTTGCTGATTTAATGTTGGTCTTACAATAGTGGGGTTTTCATAATATAATATTCGTTTTGTACATAGAGGACAACGAGGATGAAATTTTGGTATAGCCCAACTTTTAATACATGAAGTATGAAATACATGTTTGCAATGGTAAAGTGTTGTTGTAGCTGCAGGGTTTAACATAGAGCCTAAACATATAGCACATTCTTCAAGATTTGGATTTGCTGATGCTCTTTTATATGCACTCATAATTTTTCGTGTAGCTAGTTTTTTGGGAAAGTTAGCTATATCACGCTGTCTTTTTAACTTTTTTCTATAAGATTGTTGAATTTGTGTAACAAGTTGCGTTTTAGGACTTGGCACTAAACTTTGTTTAGTTATATTTCTGTTTTTTCTAGTGCCTAATCTAGTGCCTAATCTAGTGCCTAGATTGCCTAATTTTCTTGTTTTATTTCTTACAAAGTCATATATTGTCATATATATAATATGGCAATATAAAAAAATAAATAACAATCTCTCTTTCTATTTTCTATTTTCTGCTTAATTGTTGCTCTAATTCACGCACTTTCGCTCTATAATTAAACCTATTATGACTATTTATTACCCATTGTGCATCACTAATTTCTTGTTCTAATTTTTGTTTATGACCCCGCGTCATTCTTACGCTTGTCCCGTCAAGCGCTGTTCTATTTTTTAATTGTGCTTGATTAAACGCAACAATAGCGCTAGCTCTCTCAATTTCGGCGGCTTCGCGAGCAGCCCATTCACGTGCGTCTTTAAGTTTTTTCTTTAATGCTTCTCGTGATTTCAATTTTTTTCTGTATGTTCTTTGTATTTGCGTAACAAGTTTTGTTCTGGGGCTTAAAGATGGCGCTTTTCTCGTTAAAAATCTTTTTCTAAGAGCTCTAAATTTTCTAGTTCCATTATTTCTTAATTTTTTTGTATTTTTAGCCACTATGTTAAATAATCCCATATTATATTATATTATTATGTGAAAATAATAATATAATAAAATAATAAGTAATAATGAAAACAACTTAAACACTTTTTAACAAACTATATACGCGCTTTTCTAAAAAGCCCGCTCATTGCTTATCTTGATTGCGTGCAAATTCGCGCGCACTCATACCACCACGCTGCCAACCTTTCATAGCGTCATCTTCAATTACATAAGCACTATTTGAAACAGTTTCTTTTAGACTATCAATTAGAGGATAGTTTTGATAATCTGAAAAGGATTGCTCCATCATATTATTAACTGTTTTCTTATTTAAATCAAATTGTCCGGTTCTTAATTGTGCTTCTAATGTGCAGTCTCCGTAGCCTCTTCCTAAATATGGCACAGTTAAAAAAGGTCTTGTTACTAGCGACAATTTACAAGCAGGTCGCGAAATATGAGTATATTTTAAATCATTGTTTGCCTCTATTGCGCACCCTTTTACGCCTCCTTCGTGAGAACCTTTATAGAAAACATTGGGTTGACTTAAAGCAAAGTCAATAGCGGTTGACATAGGACAGGCTGGATAAAAGTTCTCTAAATTGTAATTAGCTTCATTTATATTTTGAATATTGCGCTGATCAATTGCAGGATTATCATTGCCAATTCTAGACATCGAATCAAATGTATATGGATATGCCACAGTTGAAGTCATTTATATGTATTTAATATATTATTTTTTTAAATAATATATTATTTTTTTAACAAATAAATTAACAAAAACAATTTAAAACTATTTAAATAATTTTAATGATCGCTATTTCTAAAGCACATTTCTACGTCACCATCCTTACAAGAAGCCATATTACCGTAGCAAAATCGCGCAAATTCATTTTGATTATTAGGCACACGAGTATTTGCTGTGCTATAAAATTGCCTCATTGAACATTCAAAATCAAATTTATCTCCTCTGTCATCAAATAATTTTTTTCTAATAGTTTCATCATTATTAAAATTAGTAATAATAAAGTCTTGTGTTTCTTGATTTATTGCTTTTTCAACAGCTTTATTATATGCGGGCGCCGCCTCAAGACGATGCGGATTATCCTGTATTTCTGGTAATAATATATTCATAATTGGATTAGCACTAGTTGGATTAGTAAAATTATGCTTCACTTTATCATATATATTTTCATTGCTAAATGTTTCATTTACTTTTGCATTTACATCTTTATTTAAAATTTTATATGTAATTATTAAGAAAACTATTGAAACAATTCCTGTAACAAGAATTTTGTAGTTATTAGAGAGAAAAAAACCCGCTAAAGTTAATAAGATAACTAGCCTAGTTATAGCATTTAATTTTTGCTCTCGTGTCATTTTTTCAGTAGGCCATAGTTCTGTTAAATGATTTTTACTAAATAAAATACTTGGATTAGCTACCCAAAATATGCTGTTTTCATTATTTTCATTATTTTCATTATTTTCATTATTTGCATTATTTGCATTATTTGCATTATTTTCATTATTTGCATTGTTTGCAACATTTGCATTATCTAATTTAATTGTTTTAGTAATAATATTATCTTCTGAAAAAGTTTCATCTTTCATTTGACCAGTATTTTTTCCTATATATGTTTCGTTAGAACTACTAGCCATTATTTATTATAATATAATAACTTAATAATAAATTTTAATTATAATATTTTATAATATAATAACTTAATAATAAATTTTAATTATAATATTTTATAATATAATAACTTAATAATAAATTTAATATTTTATAATAATAAATTTTAATATTTTATAATACTATATTTTATAATACTATAATATTGTAGTATAAAATATTATAAACAACACTTACTAAAGGTTTGCATTATTTATTTTTTCTATTTGCTTTTTTCTTATTGTTGGAACTACGTTTAGATTGTTCATCACTTGAGCGAGGAGTATTATTAGAACTAAGTCCTTGCTTTTTAATAATATCATCAATAAAACTAGTATTTGATTTCATTTCTTCCATTAACGTCGAGAGATTGGCTGTAATATCTTTTAAATCGGTTTTATTTGCATTATTAGCACTAGTTGCATTAAACCCCTCTTTATTTGTTTCAGCCTTTTTCCTCATACGTTCTTTCATTTTAGACATTTTAACATTTTGCTCCATCATATTTTGAAAAGCACTTGGATTAATCTTTCCACCTTTAGGCATAAATTTGTCAAGGTTCATTGATTTTAAAATATCATTAAAATTATTCATACCTGGCATATTTTTCATATTTTTGAATATTTCAGTTGCTTCTTCTAATAACTCACTTTCTTTAATTGACCCATCTTTCATTTTGCTATTTATTTTCTTATTAATATTTTCAATAAGTCCCATCATTTTAGAGGGGTTTTTCATAAATCCTTTTAAAAGTTCATTTACATCACCTATGTTATCACTCTCTAAATCAAAGTCTTTTGATGTTTCTTCCGCTATTTCTTTAGCTAATGAACCTATTTTTCCATTTATTAAATTGTTTAAATGTGAAAAAAGCTCCTCTTTATCTGGAATAGCATAATCTTTATGTTTAGCAGTGCCATCAGCATCATCCGCAGTCGCATCAGCATCATTAGCATCATTAGCATCAACAAAGTCAGCAAAGCCTTTAAAATTAGCTGATAAGTCATTAAACATAGTATCAAACATTCCAAATGGACTTCCTGAAATGTCAAAAAAACTTTCTCCATCTCCATCTTCATCCTCATTAGTTTCTTGCTCGTCAGTTTCTTCCATATTAGTATTAGACTTAGCTTTGCTATTTCTATTTTCTTTAAATGAAAACATATTACTTAATTCTTCAACTGTGCTTTGAATTTTAGCTGAAAAATTGTTACTGTCAATGATTTTAAGCAATTCTAATGAATCTCCAAAAAATGAAACATCATCAATAGATGTTATTATATTAAACAATATAAGCTGTAAATATTTCCATAATGTTTGCTTTGTTTGCGCGCTAGTGTCATCATAATATAGGTCAGAAAATTCAATATCAGGTAAAAACATAGTGCATATAGCGCTAGCATTTGAATTTTTAACATTTGGCTTGTTTAAAAAAATATCTTCATTTTGGTATAATATATCAATACTTCGCACTGCAAAAGTATGCTTGCAATATTCATAAACATTATTTAATGAAGTCATAAAATCAATGCTAATGCTACTCAATTCAATAGCACTAACATATTCGTCAGCATCCATAGTATCATTATAATCGGGCAAGCTATAATTAATAATATGCTGATAGTCTTTATTGTTATCAATTAATGAACCAACTTTATCATTAAAAGTCGTCTTCAAATCCATAATTAAATCCTTGAAAATTTTATAAAAGTTAATAAGCATAATCGCATTTTCATTAGTCAATGTAAAATTAATTTTACTTGTCATTAATAAGTAAAATTAATGTAATAACTTTAAATAATAAAATTTACTATTTAATTAACTAATTAACTAATTAACTATAAATTTAATTAATTGTTAATTTTAAATAGCATTTCTTTCTTGTTCTAAATTTTTAACATTTATTTCTCCTATTTTATCCGGAATATAATCATCAGGTGGAGTTTCTATTTTGTCTGTATAATCTATTGTAGCATAACTATATAATTGCCTTAATCCACCACTTCCTTTTGCCGATAACTCATCGCTGTTTTGGTCTAAATAGCTAAAATTGTCTGATACAACCCCACTAGATAACAAATCGAATTTAAATGCTGATGGTTCTCCATTATAGTTAGTTGCTTTTTGAGCCGCCATTTGCACAACAGGTTTTAAAAAACTCATTATGTTGTCACCATATAATACTTTATAGTTATCATTTATAATCATTAACGCAGGAACCGCGTTAATAGTATTTGGAAGTAGTATTTCTTGGTTGCTTTCTAATACAACATAAGTAGTATTATTTCTAACTATTCGTTTGTCAATACATATATAATGAATGTCGTTTTTAACACTTGACTTAGATAATAATACTAATAATTTTTTACAATTGTCACAATAATTACTATAATATAATATGCAACTCATATTATAAAGTTTATATTAATATTTTTATTAATAATATTTAATATAATTTTTATTTATAATATATATTTTTTCTTATATCTTATAAATAAATCTTATAAATAAAATTGATTTCTAATAAATATATTACTTTTTATATCATTAATCCAATAAATCAATAATAAATGCTGAAGACGCAAATGCTTAATGAAAAAACAAATTATGAGCCCCACCTTAACATTGAACTAATGACGGGTTCATTTGTAGAAAGTCAATATAAAAAGATGTGTGCGCAAGCTGTGTACAATGCATATTTTAATGAGCAAGAAATTCTAGATTATTTGATGTATAGATTAAACACAGATTGTGAAGCATTTATTCAAGGTTTTCCGCTAGTTCTTGATTATATTGAATATATAAAAACTGCTCGTATTGTAACTTGTGAAAATATTCCTGTTATTACGTATGTATATAATACATTACTACGTGAGCCAGGAGATAAGGAACTAACCCCAGACGATGATGCCTCACTAATCCTTAATAATATTCAGTGCTTCTTTGATATTGATGAGGACAAACTTGTTAATGAGCTATTGGAACTAATAAGCGACAAATTTGTTATTAATGGTTAATAAAAAAGCATAGCATAGCTATTTCAATTTCAATTTCAAATTTATAAAGATTTTTTTTACATAAATTCATAACATAATTTGCTGCAATAATAGAATTTGCTTTGCTTCTTATAAAATAAAATATTGAAATTATATTTTTTTTGACATACGTGACACATAATATTAGTATTGGCTAATATAATATATAATATATCATTAGGAAGCTCTTTTAAATATAACATATGCTTATATATATAGCTCTATATCAAAATCTCTCTAATTAATCAATTTTATTTGCAAATTTATTGTTAATGATCTCTAAAAAGTTATTTAAGCTCTGTATAAGAGGTAGTGATTTATTGCACAATAGTTGTAATGTGCAACGACTGGCGCCTTTTTTATCATACACTAAATAGAATTTATTACTATCTGTTACGTGGTTTTTAATTGAAATATATTTGGGTAATTTTACGACATTAGCGCCATTTGCATCATTAGCATTTAGTGCATCATTAGCATTTATCGCATTTAACTCATTTAATATTTTTTTTATTTGATCTAGTTTTTCTAGTATACTTATTTTATTAGACTTGGAAGAAATATATGTTTTGTTTTTTTCTTGATATGGATGTTTTTCTATTTTAAAGTATTCTCTATATAGTTTTTGTTCAATATTATAACACTCGTTATAATAGTTAATATATTTGGGTATATTCACATCTGCTAACGTGCTAGGTAATTTAATCGCATTGTGCTTTCTTATTCTCTTGCATTCGTCTTTTTCTATTATAATATTCTTTGATAAGTCATTCTTTGATAAGTCATTCATTCATATATTTAAATATTAGATTAAAATACTAACGTTTTTGTATAATATAACCAAAAGCAAATACCTACTATTGCTTTAGCAAACAAGTCTAAAATATTATATCCAAACATTTTAGTTGATTCCTTTGCATGATAAAATACTCCATATAGTGACCATATTCCTATGAAGACCCAAAATATAAATTTTGATTGGGATGTTATTTTTGAACCAGTCATAAAAAGTTTCCAAATGGTTCCATATGTTAGAAAAAAGAATATAAAACCTATAAAACTTGCCAAATTTCTAGTTAATACTCTAATTTCTCCTAAATAACCAAATGTCAACATTGCAAAATTGAATGCTAATGTTAATAATAATGGATAAATTTTAACTTGCTTTTTATTTTCATAACCCAATACCATAGAAAGACCTAATAACATAAATGGGGTTGTGATAAACCAATCATTATAGCGCATATTATTAATTTTTGCTATAGGAATAACAGATTCTACTTTGTCATTAGCTTCTGTTGTATTTGTTTCTTGACTTTCTTCTGTTTTTGGTGTTTCTTGTGATTTTTTAATTGCTGCTATAAATAATCCATAAAAATAAGACGCTATAATTGAAATACACGTTTCAATATTCATAATATGACGCACTGCTGGAATAGGTGTTCGTAATGCTTCGATCAATGTTATAGCACCTGTTGTAAGTAAAAATACATATGTTAAATAAAAACTGCTCAAAACTAAACTTATATTCATATTACTAATTAAGTATATAATAATTAATGTTATTTTATTTTAATTCTCTCTTAATTTTATTAATTCGTTCTTAATTTTATTTTAATTTTATTTTATTTTAATTTGAATCATTAAAATAAAATGCTAAATGCAAAAAAACAAACACAAAATTTATTATTTAATTGCTGTACGCTAAACCACCCATACCCGACATAATGCGGAGAACGTTGTAGTTAACCGCATATACGCGGACCTTCGCGGTGGAAACACCTTGAACAGTCGCATTCGAAAGGACTAGCTGTAAAGTGGCATTGTCAATGCGCGAGAAATTGCAGGTTCCCGAAGGCTGGTGCTCTTCCGGTCTTAGAGCAAATGAGTAAACATTAATACCAGTGTCGGGAGCACGGGTGTGGTGCTGGAAGGGCTGGACGAGGTCGAAATAGGTGCCTTCACGCTCGGAGAAGCGGTCTTGGCCGTTAAGCTGTAATTTGGCAACTACAACTGGATTTTCACCCCAGCAATGCATATCTAGCGCGGTTTCAGCTAAAACAAATGTGCCAGCATCCGAAACACCCGATTCACTTGCATTAGCAGGACCATTAGCGGTTGATGGAGTAGCATTCGATGTGAATGCTGAACCAGGTATTAACGAGTTAGAGAATGGGTCTTGGAACACCGATGAACCAGTAATGAATTGACCACTGCCAACAAGGGCCTTGGCACCGAAGGCGTGAATAGCATTGGGTAGCGCATCTAACGCATCAGTGTAGTTGAATGGTTGAGCACCTAGCAAGTGATTTAGCGAATGGTTGCTTGTGAGCGACGCGCAATAATCAACATTGATATCGGGCTGAACAACCCAGATTAATTCTTTGCACGGGTGATTTAAATTCAATTTAATCTTGTTGGATGACGAACCAACCGACTCGTCACCAGTGAATTGAAGCTGTTCAATTAAGTATTCGTGGGGGTTTTGCGCCATACGTCTGCGCTCATCGGTGTCTAAGAAAATGTAATCAACAAAGAGCGAGGCAGCCGCTAACGACTGTTTGTATGCATTTGTAACTTTAACACCCGCACCGGTGATGTCACTAACAGCCCATAAGCATTCTTCGATGTTGCGAATGTCTAAATTGATTTTTACTTCGTGGTACTGTAAAGCAATTAAGGGAAGAGCTAGACCGGGGTTACGGCAATACCAGAACTGTAGGGGAACATATAAAGTTGTTTCGGGTAACGCATTGCGGGGAGCACACACCTGACGAACACCATCGGCGGAGCAAGGGCCATCAACATTGGCGAAAGTGGGGTCGCAAATGTATGTTAATTGGGTGGTGTTGCCAATCATTTTGTAGTAGCCACGTTCTTGCTCTTTCGATAGTGTTAACTGATTCCAAATGTGCATCCAGTCACCATATTGACGGTCAATGCGCTGGCCACCAATTTCAACTTCAACTTGCGAAATTAACTGCTCACCGGGGAAGTCTAACCATCTGGCAAACACATCGCCAGTAGTATTCTTTAAGCTTTGACCGATTTCAGGGAGTGTAATCTGTAAATAGGTGCGGAAAGCTAAGTCACCATTGCGCGAAATGGTGCAAGTAACACGGCGACCGAAGTCAGCTTGTCCGTTGAAAGTTTGCTCAATCGATTCCATCGCGAAGTTAGTGTGACGACGATAGGTGACCTTCCAGAAAGTAATTTGGGGATTACCTGTTAAATATACATCTTGAGCGCCATAGGCGACTAATTGCATTAAACCACCAGCCATTTTTTTATAATATTCCTAAAGAAAAAAATTTTTAAAAATTAAATTAATTAAATTAATTAATTTAATTAAATAAATTAAATAAATTTAAATTAACTAAATTAATCAAAAAATTTAATCAAAAAATTAAATATTAATTGTATTATTTAATTTTTATAAGTTAATTAAATCATTTTATTTATATTAACAAAATTAATATATAAATTTTTAATACACTAAAAATATAATTAGTCTTGCTATGAAGAGAAATGGGGTTATAAAAACAACACTTGACAATAAACATAATGAAATAATAAAATCTTTTAAACATAATGAAGATGTAGTCATCCCTAAATGTTTAAAGCAAATTGATAAATTGGAAACTATGTTAATTAAAGCAAAAAATAAAACGGAAATAATAGAACTTATTAATAAAAATAAAAACACAATAAAAGCCCTCAGAAATAAAGAAAAGAATTATTATTTGAATAATTCTAAATATATTTTTGATTATTTTGAAAATAAAAAAAATATATCATCTAATGAAATGGTAGAAAATTCTGACAAAAATGATATTGTTAAGCAATTCTTTTCGTTAAATATAATTCAAGATGCGTCTAACAATTTATTAGAGCATTCAAATAAAAATGTATTAGTTAAAAATGATAGCAACAAAAATATAGATAAATATTTCAATAATATTGACCCTAATTATTTAAATTATGACAAGTTTATTTATCCATCTGATATATGTAATATATGTAATAATGGAGAGCTTATATTTGTTGAAAGCGAAGGTATGACAATATGCTCTAATTGCTCAAATAGCATTAAATATTTAATAGATATTGATAAACCATCATATAAAGAACCACCTAAAGAAGTGTGCTCATATGCATATAAACGGATAAACCATTTAAAAGAAATATTGGCGCAATTTCAGGCTAAAGAAAGCACAAATATACCAGACGAAGTTTTTGAAAACATAAAAAATCAAATAAAAAAGGAACGCATAAGTTTGAGCGATTTGTCAAATAAAAAAACTAAAGAAATATTGAAAAACTTGGGCTACAATAAATATTACGAACATATACCATTTATTAAAGATAAACTAGGAATTAGACCGCCTATTATGAGTGCAGAGCTTGAAGAAACACTATGCAATTTATTTATGGAACTACAAAAGCCATATTCGAAATATTGTCCTAAAGAAAGAGTAAATTTTTTAAACTATTATTATACATTATATAAATTATGCGAATTATTAAATGAGCGCAGTTTTTTACCATATTTTCCTATGTTAAAAGACCGTGAAAAGCGCATAGAACAAGACCAAATATGGAAGAAAATTTGTGACGATTTAGGGTGGAAGTTTATTCCTATACCTTAATCGCCTAACCCCACATCACTCAATAATGCACTAAAAATATTAATTAAATCTAAATAATAGTTTAACGATGCACTTATAAAGTCCCCAGCATAATCGCGTTGTAATATACTGTTTGTATCATACACAATATATACTGAAAATATTAGCAATGAAGCTATGACTATTATTTTTTTTAATAAGGACGATTGAACAATAAAAATTTGCACAATGGTAACAATAATTAGTGCTAATAAAGCAAAAAGTAACACAATAGCAGTCCTAAAACCCAATTGAATACCGCTCATTATTAGTGCTAGTCCAAATATGAACATAGAAATAAAAATACTAGCTGTTCCAACAAATGCAGTCTTAATAACATTAGGATCTAATCCTGATTTTCTATATCCTAAAATTATACCAAAAGCAGCGGAAAAGAGAGAAAAGAATATAAATTTCAACCATGCAGGCATAGGAACAAGTGCCAAAATTAAAATTATAACAATTGTTGCTACAACCGCTGCAATAAATTTGCTGCTGAATTTTTTACCCTGTTTCTTCTCTTCATCAACTTTGACATTTTCACTTACATAATAAGTAATATAAAGTTGCACTAATAAATTAGCTAAAATTAACGCAAAAAAAGACCGCTTTTCGCTAATCAACTTAAATACTTGTGATATATCATTCTTAAAAATAGACTTTTTTCTTTTATTTGCTAAATTAGATTTGTTTGATTTGTTAGAGTTCATAGTTTTATAATAAAATAGTATAAAAAAAATTAATCAGGGTCAACTTTTAATGCATAAAAAAAATTAGACATATCTATATAATAATCAAATGAAGCAGTTATAAAATCTCCGTCATAGTCGCGTAGCAATATATTATTTGTTGTATGAACAATATATAATGCAAATAAGGCAGCTAAAACAATTAGCACTAATTTTGTAATAACTAAATAATTATACATAAAATATTGCACAACACCTATTATTATTAGCAACATTAATGCATAAAATATACCGAAAGCCACTTTATTGGTATATTGAATGCCGCTCATTATTAGTGCTAACCCAAATAATATCATAAAAACGAAAACTAATACTGTTCCTACTGCTGACCCGTGGACAAAACCAGGGTCAAATCTGTGTTTTAGAGAGGCATATATTATTCCAAATGTAACTGAAAAGAGAGAAAATATTATAAATTTTACCACTATAGACATAGGAACAAAAATTAAAAGTAAAACAAATAGTGTTGCTAATATATAAGAACTAACAATAATAATAGTGTTATATTTATTAGGAGATTCCTCTTCTTCTTTAGGTGTATCTAAATTAATATTAGCACTTACATAATAACTAATGTAGTGTTGAAGTAGCAAATTTGAGAAAATTAATGCTAAAAATATTTTTTTTTCACTAATCAACTTAAATAATTGTGAAACATTTTTAGTTTTAGTCTCAGTTTTAGTTTTAGTTTTAGTCTCAGTTTTAGTTTTAGTTTTACTAGAATTCATAGTCTATTATTAATTATATTATAGAATTATAAAAAATAATATAATTATTATACATATGGACCTTATAAGAAGTTTAAAAAATAAAACAGCAAAATTAAGAAAAAGTATTAGAAGTAGATTAACAACAAGAAGGTCTAGACCTAGAATAGCACCTGAACCTGCAGAGTTACCACCTTTTGATTCAACAGCAGCGTTTTTAAGTCCAATACCAGAGTCTGTAAGTCCAAGACTAGCGCCTTTAAGTCCAAGACTAGCGTCTTTAAGTCCAAGACGTGCGTCTTTAAGTCCAATAGCAGAGTCTTTAAGTCCAAGACTAGCGTCTTTAAGTCCAAGACGTGCGTCTTTAAGTCCAATAGCAGAGTCTGTAAGTCCAACAACAAAAGCCATTACACATATTCAAAGAACGTTCAGAAAAAGTAAAAGAAAAAGAGAACAAACGCTAGCAGATTTATCAAAACTAAACTCTAAAAGACTTGCTACAAGAAGAATTCAAAAAAAATTTAGAAGAGCGTCAGCAAATCCAAATCTTCAGGAGTGTCCTATATGTTTTGGTACTATGTTGCAACCAAAACTTACACAAACACTCCGTTGCTGTCATATATTTCATAGAAAATGTCTTAAAGAATGGAGTAAAGATAACAAATTTAATCCAAGTTGTCCAATATGTAAAACATCTATAGTCCCAGAGCAACAACATGACCTAGAAACACGTCTTTCAATGCCTAGTAGTTTTAATATTAATATTGCTAACACTGATGTTGTTATTGATTGTGTTAATACATTAATAGCAGGAATACTTAATGCTGCTACAATGCAGGAGGCACAAGTATTGTTGGATGAATCAGATGTACTAATTCATAGCTTACCATATAACAAACGAGGAGAGCTCGCAACAAAACGGATTCAAGCACAGTTTAAAGCGTATCCAAGATTAGAAGCACTTAGAGCTAAACAATTAGAAGCACTTAGAGCTAAACGAAGCAAAAAAACTAATAACGCTATTAATCGTGCTAATGAGTTAATAGCGAGTATGTATAGTGCGACAACAAAAGAACAGCTAACTGAGTTTTTGAACGAGTCAAGTATAATAATTAATAACTTGCCAAGCGACGAAGAAGAAAAAGAGGAACTAACAAATAGACAATGGACCACTTGGATGCTAGCATACACGAGACTCACATCACCAATACATAGAAGAGGGTAATTAAGACATAAATTAGTTATAATTTCTTTATAAAATACTTTTATTTTATGCTATGCATAAAATAATATAATATAGCATAAAATAATATAATATAGCATAAAATAAAATAATATATTATTATATAATATATGCCTTCGCAAACGCAAACACGGAGATCATCGCGATTGAGAAGTTCTGCTGCTAGAAAAATTCAAAAACAGTTTAGAAGTAGAAAAAGACAAAGGTCAAAAGCAAGTCGTAAAATTCAATCAAAAGTTCGAGGAAAACAAACTAGAAAAGTAATAAATAGAGAAAAAAATACTAGTACAACAGTTCATGATTGTTCAATATGTTTTGAACCTTTGACTAGAGATGTTCGTATTGCATTACCTTGTGGACATAGATTTCATAAAGATTGTATAAGGCGTTCATTGGCCAGCACTAATGGAACTTGTCCAAATTGTAGGACAGTTGTAACTAATATACCATATGTACCAGAAGGAAGAGCAAATCGAACATTTGGTAATGTTCCGCTTTCGCAACAACAACCACAAGCACCACCACCACCACCGCCAATATTAGACCCAAGACAACGAAGACAATATATATTACAACGTATGCAACAAATTGAAATGCTAGAACAACGACTAGCACAATTACCCGACGCGAGAGAAATACCAAATATAACATTAACTCCAGCATTAGCTATTCAAGATAACGCACGCCAACTTGTAACTGAAATACGAAGGCTATTTTATGAAGCTTCTGAAAATTATCAGAATTATAGAAATGTTAGAATAAATGGTAACCCAATTGACCAAGATGTTACTAATATGTATTATATAACGTCTGATTTATTACATCGCGCGCAAGTAGTTAGGAATAATGCTACGCAATTTGTAGATGAGCTTGGTGATGAAATTGGCTATGTTGATGAACCTCCGGACCTTTTGTAATATTACAATATTTTTATAGCTTTATATTATTTTATAATAGTATATTATTATAAGTAATATATGGCAAAAACAAGAAAAGTTAGAAAAAAGAGAAATTTAGTTAAAAAATATAAATCAAGAAGATATGCAAAAGGGAAAAAAGACGAAATCTCTTTTTTACTTAAAACTATGTTAAATGATGTTCATTCAAGAACATATGGTCGAGAATTTGTTGACCCTGGAAATCCATCAGTTGTATCACATATAGTTTCACATCTTCTTCTTAAAGAGAGTGAAATCCCCATGGACCGAGCAGAAGGTGCGCCTCCAAGATATTATAACTATCGGGATGCTTTTATTATGTCACTTGACCCTTCTCATTTTACACGTTATGAACATGATGGAATATATGACCCCCAATTTGACCCGATGGTTTTAAATGCTAGTGACAGACAGAAATATACAGAAGGTATGCGAGCCTTTTCTAATAGTTCTAATATATGGCCTAATGATACTAGCGAGGCTATATTTTATATGAGCCTATGGAAAGCAGATAGAACTATTAAATTTAGAGGTCGTTTTTTGCCCAGATACCCTAATGATCCACGGGCTGTGCCTGCGCGTGCTAAATATATGCAAGCTATACAAGCCAGAAAGGAGTTAATTAGTAGTCATATAACCCATTTTATGGAACTTTATGAACCAATGTTTAAGCTATTTGAAATAGAAGGCTATAAGAGGTTTATGACTAATGCTATAGATATAAAGCTGGTAGAGCTAGGGAATTGGATAAAAATACTTAAAGGATTACATGATGCTTGGCTCCCATATTAATAAGACGTATAATATAATAATATTATTTTTATAGTCTTATATATTATATATATATATATTATATATAATATATATAATATGCCTTCACAAACGCAAAGACGTGGGTCATCGCGACTAAGAAGCTCGGCAGCTAAAAAAATTCAAAAACGGTTTAGAAGTAGAAAAAGACAAAGGTCAAAAGCAAGTCGTAAAATTCAGTCAAGAATTCGAGGAAAACAAACTAGAAAAGTAATAAATAGAGAAAAAAATACTAGTACAACAGTTCATGATTGTTCAATATGTTTTGAACCTTTGACTAAAGATGTTCGTATTGCATTACCTTGTGGACATAGATTTCATAAAGATTGTATAACGCGTTCATTGACTAGCACTAGCGGAAGGTGTCCAAATTGTAGGAGTGTTGTAACTAATATACCATATCCTTCTATAGAAGAACAAGAACGACAAGAACGACAAATACAACCACTATTCCAAATACAACTACAATCACAACTATTAGATTTAGAACCGCTACAACTAATACAACACCTAATACTACGCAATCAAGAACTAGATGTTATAGAAGAAAGTATAGAACGACTGAGAGAACTACTACCTGATGCACCAGAAATTCCAGATATAACTTATGAACAGGCAATATACAATGAAGTAACAGCAAATGATACTGAGACTACTTTAAGAAGTCTTTATAATGAAGCATATACTCTTTATACTAACTATGAAAGTTTTAACACACAAGATAGACCAAGTACTAACGATGAAATAGCGGAACAACACATTGATGCTTTTTTTAATAGAACTTCTAATTTATTAGAAGTTGCAAACTATGATGCGATTAATGCATTACGAATTTCAAATCATCTTGGTTCACTAATGTTTAGTGGTTCTCCTTAATAACTTATTTTTATAATTTTATAAAATTATAATAACCCTATATAATAGTATGTCATCGTCTATTATTCAATCTAATGCGTCAAAAAAAATTCAATCAAGTTTTCGAGCTAATAAAACTCGAAAACTAGCAGCAACACAAAAAATTCAATCGAGTTTTCGAGGTTCAAGAAGTCGAAGAGCAGTAAAATTACTAAAAGAAACTATAAAAGAGACTAATGAATGCCCACTATGTTTAGAGCCTATGACAAAAAATATTACAATTGCTTTACCGTGCGGACATATATTTCATACTAAATGTATAAAACAGGCTTTGCGTTATAATAATAAATGCCCCAACTGTAGAAGAGTTATAACTAATGTTTCACTACAAACTAGAAGTAGAGCTAGAACTAGACGCAGACTAACGTTTAGAAACTTAATATTTAGACCACTACAAATGCTAAGAAACTTATATAATGCTAGAGCAATAAACAATAGACAAACACAAAATAATAATGTAGATAGTGTAATAAATGCACTACAAGAGAGTATAGCAGCGTCTGAGGCTGTGAAAGTTATAGAACAAAGAATAGCAACTATATTAGCGAGGACAACAAGAGCAACAACAAGGACAGCAACACAACGACGAAGAATTAGCATTAGAGATTTACAAATAGAAGAACTCAATTTAAGGGCGGCGCGCGAACGTTATCGTCTAGCAAATGAGCGAGCAGAAGCTATGTATAATGCACTACCCGAATCACAACGATTGCATTAATACTAGCACCGCTTAATATAATATAATATAATATAACAATATAAAAATATAATATTATATTATATGCCTTCAAGAAGTCGAAGTTCTTCAAGTCGCAGAAAAAGAAGAAATTCTGCAGCTAAAAAGCTTCAAAAACGGGTACGAGGTAAACAAACAAGAAGAAGACACGCCCGCTCAATTGAACAAATTTATGCAAATTTAGAAAAAACAAATGAATGCGCAATCTGTCACGAACCTATGGCAAAAAATGAAGCTATTACAAAATTAGGATGCACGCACAGATTTCATAGTGGATGTTTAGAAAGTAGTATGCGCTCTGGTCACGCTAGTTGTCCATTATGTAGAACAGTTATACCCAATAATGTGTATGCACATTTAGCGGTTCCAAATATTACTTATGAAGAGGCGCTAGTTGCTAGAAACCAAGCATTACAAGAACGACGTAATGCAACACAAGCATATAATGACGCAACACAAGACCTACGCAACTACGAACAATCTAATAGAAGTTTAAGACTAACAGGTATACCTTCAGCAACCTATAATAGATTAGTTAGAAATCAAGAACGCCTCGGTGATGAATTAAGACAAGCGCGCCAACGTGTTACTAATTCAATGAATATACTATCACATTTGTCTAATTAATTAGCAAATTAGCAAATTATAAATACAAAGTTGAGAGATTTACAGCATTATTATTATTATTATCTTGCTATAAGTTAATAATAATAATATATAATTAAATGACTAACACACAAAAAAATAAAACAAATAAAAAAAATAAAACAAATAAAAAAAATCATAATACAAACATTTATGATTTAGTAATAATAGGCGGAGGCATATCAGGTCTTTACACCTTATATAAATTGTCAAGCAAATACGCACATCTAAAAATTCTATTATTAGAGTCGGGACAACGTTATGGAGGCCGTATATATTCGTATAAAGAAACTATAGACAACCAAGAATATATTATGGATTTAGGAGCAGGGCGATTAGGATATCATCATAAACTCATAACTAGTTTAATAAATGAACTTGGACTAAAACCAAAGCTAATCCCCATTCCAAATACTAAAACATATATAGAAGTAGCAGCAAATAACAAGGTAAGCGACAAAACATCAGCAAAAGACTACATTATGGACAAATTAACCAAATTTTTCTTTAGCCCTCTAGTTTCCAAATTAGGCAAGTCGACAAAACAAAGCTATTATTTGTATGAGTTTCTTACAAAATATGTGTCTGCATCATTCTCTCGAAAAGTCGAAGACGTATTTGAATATTCTTCTGACTTAAACGAATTAAACGCTTATGATGCTATTGAATATTTTAAATATGACTATAATAATGAAACAAAGTTTTTCACACTTAACGGAGGGCTAGAACAAATAATAGAACGACTGTTGCAAGCTATTAAAAAAACAAGGGCTTATAAATCATATAATATAAAGCTGCAAAATCTCTCAAATGTTGAAAATATAACTTATAAAAAGAATGATGCTAGTGATCTATTTGAAATAAGTGTTGCTAATTATAATACAAAAGGGTCAAGTCCAGACACCCTATATTCAAAATATGTAATATGCGCTATTCCTAAAAAAAGCTTGACACAATTGACAATCTTCAAACCTTTGCTAAGCGAGTTAAACTCTATAAACTCAATTAATTTGCTAAGAATTTACGAGATTTATGATAAAGATAAAGAACAAGATAACGGCTCTGTGTGGTTCAAAAATATTGAAAAAACAATTACAAATACTAATGTTCAATTTGTAATTCCTGTGTCTTCAGACAATGGACTAATTATGAGTAGCTATAGTGATTGCGCAAATGCACGCTATTGGAATAACTTATTAGTTAGCAAGGGACTTGATTACGTAAAAGTTAAGCTAAACGAGAAGCTAAATTTGCTATTTAGCATTTATAATATAAAGGTGCCTTTAAGTAAATATATCAAAATGTATTTTTGGGATGCTGGTGTGGCGTGTTGGAAAAAAGACGTAGACTCTGATTATTTAAGTGTTAAATTAATAAATCCTTATCCTCGTGTTTTTATTATTGGAGAGAATTATTCAAAGTATCAGGCATGGTGTGAGGGTGCTTTAATGACGTCCGAAAGTTGTATAGCTAAATTAGTGAAAATATTAGCTAAAGCTAAGACTTTAAAACGTTCAATTAAACGAGGCAATAATAAGCTAGAATTAGAAGCAGAAGTAAAAGTAGAAGACACTACGTTAGGTGGTAGCACTAAAAAAACTTTTACATTGGGCGAAGTCAAAAAACATAATAAGAAAAATGATGCATGGACAATAATTGAAAATAAGGTTTATGATATTAGTACTTGGATTCCAACACACCCAGGAGGAGACGTTATTTTGAAAGCAGTCGGCAAAAATGGAACGCGACTTTTTAAATCTGTTAATCATCCAAGTTTTGTAAAAGAAAACGTTTTACCAAAATATTATATTGGAAATCTAAGTAAATAATAATAAAAATAAAAATAATAATAAAAATAAAAATAATAATAAAAATAATATAAAAAATAAATAATATAATATACTTACTATATTAAAATAGTAAATGAGCATTGTAAGATTAGGAATGAAATATGTCAATATACTACATATATTAGTTATAGGGGCAGCGTTGGTTTATATTGGTTATTTTCAAGATAAATCATTTAAACCAATATATTATGTGCTAGGAGTATTAGGATTAGCAATAATATTATTTGTCCCATTTCCTACTTTAGAATTTACTAATTTAAGAAATATTTTGTATATTATTCATTATATAATATTTATACCAGGATTTATAGCATTAGCATATTTTGGGTTGCAAAAGAAACTAACTAAAGAAACATATACAGCCTTAGGATTTGTTGGAGCATTTATTATTATTTATCATTTATATAAATTGATCACTCGACTAATGTAGAATAATTATTATTATTATTATATTATATATTATTATATTGTTAATATATAATAATAATATGCCCACTATTGTAATGCAACCTTTAAGGTCTCCACCAACAACTCGACTAAGACCAAGACCATTAACAGCACGACAACGTTCAAATTTAAGAATCAGAAGACGTGCATTAGAAAATGAATTAAATACATTAAACGCAACATTAAATGCTAGAACACGTGAATATGGTCCTCTTGCACAAGAAGTACAACAAGCAGAAAACCATATGCTTGATGATGAGAGACGACTACGTTACTTACCGCACTTATTAAGAAGTAGTTCACAAAGAAGTCAAATGGAACAACTAGTTCAAACAGACATTGGACAACGGGAAGCCGAAGTAAGCCGCCTGCTCGACGAATATCAACTCAATAGACCAGATGATATTGAAGCAATAGAACGCTTACAAGGAGAACTTTATGCTCTTGGTGACGCAATGTACGCTAATACCCACGCGCTTATTGCTCCAATACAAGAAGAAATAGATTTAGCACAAACTAATTACGACACAGGCTATAGAAGTTATCGAAATTTAGAAGGACGACTAATTAATCACTCATTATTAACGCGCGATTTAACACAAGCGCGCGATGATGCAAATAGACAAAGCAACGACATAAATATAGATTTAGGTAGAGGTCCTAGAATGAAAAGACAACGTCGCCGTACACATAAAAGAGGCAAAAAAGGAAAACGCACAAGAAGAAGAGGACTATAGAAGAAAATTATAAAATAAACCTAAAACTATTATATTATGCTAATATAATATAATAATATAATATGTCTAGCATTAATGAAAATACTATTAGAACCCCTAGAATGCATTTAAGGTCGGCAACTCAAAGACGCAATACTCCAAGCGCATTAGCACGACGAACACGGGCGTTAGAAACGCGCAGAACCAATTTAGGAAATACTATTATAGAATTAGAAGCTGATTTAAGACAACAACGCGGAGCACTAGATGCGAAAACAATTGAAGTCGACCGCGCACTAAGTCGTAGAGAAGACAATAAGGAGCGCTATGAAACTTTGAGTCAACAAGAAGAGGATTTAAAAAACACTATTCGTGATAATATTAGACAATCCGAGTTTGGCATGAAATATATAGAATTAAAGCAACGTTATGATGAACTTGTAAAAAATGGAGGCATAGACACTGATAATATTGAAAAACGACTTCATGAACTTGGTTATACTTTCAAAGAACTAATTAGAGCACAACTGCAGCAAATTAATTTTGCAGCTCTTATAGCAGAAATAAAAATAGCGCGCGAAATTTATAGGACAGCAAGTGAACATCATTATAATTTATATCAACAACAACAATACATAAAAGGGGTCATAAGTGACCTTGAGCGTAAACTTAAAATAGCGCTTATTCGTGACAGATTGTTAAATCAAGCGCGCGGTAAAAGACAACGCAAATCTAAAAAAAAGGGCAAAAAAGGCAAAAACACTAGAAAATGATTTATTAACTTATTAACTTACTAACTTGCTATAATATATTATAATATATTATAATATATTATAATTATATATGTCTGATAGTAGTGAAGAATCACCACAGAGAAGAGAACAAAGACCAATAACAACACTAAGAAGAGCAACTGAACTACAACAAACTGCTCTAGCTAATAGAAGGCGCACACTATTTAAAAAAATGGAAAAATTGGGAACTAAATTAGCTAAATTAAATAACAAAATAAGTAGTCTTACTCAAGAATTAACATTAGTAAATAATAGGCTTAGTACTATTAGAGAACGAATACAGTTTTTAACTATAGAAATAAATCGACTTACTCAAGAAGGAATGGAGGGGAATCTTGGAAACGCATATGCTAGGTCGCGCCGCCATTATGAACAATATAGAGTGTCTAATCCAACTGATAGTGAAGGTATAAGCAGTCGTTATGATGAGTCTAGTAATATTCATAGAACTAGCACTGCTGCTATTCAAGAAGTTATTAGACCAACAATTGAAGAAGCAGAGTCCACACTGCGAACATTAAGTGAAACAAAAAATAACTATGCTACTTTATATGCTCGTAGAGAAAAATTAATGAAAGAAAGAGACGAATTACAAAATAATCTAGACGACTTGCGTAGACAAGATAGAGAGTTAAATATAGCGCACGGTAAAAGACAACGTCGTTCTAGACGAAAAAAAGGAAAAAAAGGAAAAAAATAAAAAATTAAAAAAGTGTATAGTTAGAAAAAACTATAATATATTATATACTATTATATATATACTAGATGCCAGATATTATAAATGTTAATGAAAACGACAGAGAAGCAGAGGTGCTGCAACAAATAGCTTCGCTAAGAAGAAGGCGAGCTTTAGCAAGAAATACGCAAGCTTTAACAAGAAGAAGCCGAGATTTACTTAGAGAAAGAAATGAATTAACAATACAATTAGAAAAATTACAGTCTGAACTAAGAACTGTTAATGCTAGTAAAATGGCTGTAGAAGCTGAGATTGCTACTATTAGGCAACGTGTGGATACTGCGAGTCAAAGAGCAACTCAAGGAGAAACACTAGCTAGACGAGAACAAGTACAAGGTAATATTGGAGACACACAAGCGCGCGATGATGCAAATAGACAAAGTAATGACATAAATATAGATTTAGGTAGAGGTCCTAGAATGAAAAGACAACGTCGCCGTACACATAAAAGAGGCAAAAAAGGAAAACGCACAAGAAGAAGAGGACTATAGAAGAAAATTATAAAATAAACCTAAAAATATTATATTATGCTAATATAATATAATAATATAATATGACTAGCATTAATCAAAATACTATTAGAACCCCCAGAATGCATTTAAGGTCGGCAACTCAAAGACGCAATAATCCAAGCGCATTAGCACGACGAACACGGGCGTTAGAAACGCGCAGAACCAATTTAGGAAATACTATTATAGAATTAGAAGCTGATTTAAGACAACAACGCGCAGCATTAGCCACACTAACTATTGAAGTTGACCATGCATTAAGACGTAGAGATGACGAAGGCGACCGCTATGAAAGGTTGAGAACAGAACGTGATAATTTAAGATACACCCTTCTTACAAATTTTAATCAGTCCGACTTAGGAATGGAATATACGAAACTAAAGAGATGGTGGTATGAGCACGTAAATAATGAAGATGAAAACACGGAAGACGCAAATTATTATGATAATCGTAAAGCAAGATTTGATCAAGTTAGTGCTCTTTTTGATGAACTAATGGATACAGGTCTTGCTCCTATTATAGAACAAAAAGCACTAGCACGAGAAACATACAGACTAGCAAGCGAACACCATTATAGTTTATATCAGCAACAACAAAGTATAATGATGATCGTAAGCGACCTTGAGCGCAAACTTGCAAGAGCACGTATTCGTAACAGATTGTTAAATCAAGCTCGCGGTAAAAAACAACGCATATCTAAAAAAAAGGGCAAAAGAGGCAAAAGAGGAGGAGCATGGACAGCAAAATATAAGAAATCTATTAATTGTAATAGACCGCGTGGATTCTCTCAAAAACAATATTGTAAATATGGAAGATAAACTAATGACTATTATAACAATTATATATTATTACAATTAAATATTATTATAATGTATTAATAATATATATATGTCTCCAATACCACATGAGTCAGAATTAGGAAGACTAATTGCTATAAAAAAAGAATTAGGCAATTTATTAATTAGAATTAGCGCTATTACTAATATGTCAAATACAAATAATGCTAATATTAAGCTTAAAGTTAAACTAGTAATTGCTAATATAAAAAGAGTTAAGGCATTAAGGACCAGTTATTTACAATCCTTTAATAATGACCTTAATAGTATTAATAGTATAATCACTAGTGGAGAGACTATTAAAAACATCAACATTAATAGACAAAGATTAGATTCATTAATTAGCAATTTAGACAATCTTAGTCTTCAAACAACAACAGCTATTGTTCAAATAGCTAATCTAGTATCAATTCTTGATTTAAATGAAAGAAGAGAACTAGGTCTAACTTCAAATTCTAGGTCTAGACCTGTTCCTCGTCTTCTTATTCCTCCTCTAGTTCCTTACTCTGCACCAGCTCCTTACTCTGCACCAGCTCCTTATTCTGCACCACCTAGACTTCAACGCCAACCTAATATAGGCACACGTCCAACCAGTCTTGTCCGACAACCAGCTATGCATATACAGTTAGAAGACTTAGATTTAACACCGTCACGAGCCTCATCTAGAAACGCATTTGGCAAAAAATATTTAAGAGCAAGAAAAAAAACACGCAGAAAAAGAGGCAATAAAAAATGAAATAGAAAATAAAAAAATAGAAAATAAAAATGAAATAAAAATATTATTTAGAATTAATTTAAAAACAAAAACATAATATATATTTAAAATATATATAATGTCTCACCTAAGTTCGCCAATGTCAATAGCTATTATGATATTTTACTCTATTTTAACATTTTTCATAGGTCCTTATATAACTAGTCCATTTATTAAAGACCCTTCTGATAAGTGTGTAGCCGGATTTTTAGTAGGTTTTACAATTAGTATTCTTTTATGGATGAAAGTTGGAAAGAATTATGCTAAATAAGCAACAAGTTTTAATAATACATAAATCATTGATGCAAACAATACACTATTAGCAATATAACCATATAAATTTGGATTACCATCACTTTTAAATAAAAATGGAAGCAACTTTTTATTATATTGTTTAACTAGCGGCAATTGAAATAGAAAAAATAATAGCGCAATTATTATTGGTAATTGTAATTCGCCATATAATTTATCAAAATAAGCACCACTTTTTATTTGTTTTATATTAGTGTCTGCCAAATTTTGAGGGGTTATGCTATTTTTAATATAATCTTCTTGAAACTGTGGAGGAGGTATATAATTGGGTTGACTTTGAACATCATTTGCAACTTTTAAAGGTTCCATCGGAATATCCCGTGAAGGTAATGCTGTTGTTCCATAAGCAGCCGCTTTTTGTAATTGACTTATTAATTCATTATAGTTAGGTGGCGCTTGACCTTGCTGACTATTTTCCATAGTTAATGGATTGCTCATAGTAGAACCACCACTTGTTGGCAATAATTGAGTATAACTTGTCGTCGACATTTGATTATTATTAGTTGATACAATTTCATTTCTATTTAAAACAATATTTTGAGGTTGCTGGTTCATCATTTGTATATGTCCGTTTTGATTTTGATTATTTAATAAAGGAAGTTCATTTATGGAAGTAATTCCACTTGAAGACATTAATTAATTAATTAATATAGTTCTCTAAATATTTATTCATTTAATAACGCAAATAAAATTTAGCAAAATGCAACACTTTAAAAAATAATTAAAATTATTGTTAAACAAATAATAATTTTAATAGTTAATAGTTAGATAATTTATTTATTTTTATTTATTTATTTATTTATTTATTTACTTTAGTATAGTCTAGTCTAGCTCTTCCATATGAGTTTCAGTGTCTTCATCTACATTTACATCTTCCTTCTTTACTTCACCTTCTTTAGCGTCTTCTTTGCAATCTTCTTTAGCATCTACTGTCTTTTCATCATCATCATCAAGCGAAAGCCCCAGCTTAATCATATTATTAATACGATTTACAAAAGTGGTCGGTTCTTCAATACTAAATCCACTTGAAATTAGCGACGACTCATATAATAAACTTACTAGGTCTTTAACCATAGCTTCATTGTCTGTCGATTTAACACGTTCTTTAAGTGATTTAATAATACTATGATACGGGTTAATTTCCATAATTTTTTTCGACATCATATATGAATTATTAGTGTCACGTAGTGCTTGTGCTTTCATAATTCGTTCCATATTAGCTGTCCAACCATAATCACCTGTTACTAATACACAAGGAGAGTTAACAACACGCTGGCTTAATACGACCTTTTCAACATTTTGTCCAAGAATTTCCTTAATTTTCTCTGTTAGTGGCTTAAATTCATTTACGCAAGTTTCCCATTTTTGCTTCTCGTCTTCACTAGAATCAAATGTTAGTCCCTCTTTTGTAACACACACTAGCGACTTACCTTGATATTCTTTAAGTTGCTGAACACAATATTCATCAATAGGATCAATCATAAAAAGAACCTCAAGATTTCGCATTTTACATTGCTCAATAAATGGCGAATTTACTACGGATTTTAGCGATTCGCCTGTAATGTAATAAATTTGCGTTTGACTAGACGGCATATTAGCAACATAATCGCTTAGTGAAACCATTTTTTGCCCCGACTTCGTGCTATGAAACATTAATAACTCACTTAATTTTTCACGATTTGAAGCATCTTCGTGAATTCCAAGCTTAATATTTTTACTAAATTGTTCATAAAATTTAGTATAATCTTCGTCATTAGCTTTAATCTCTGCAAATAAGTCTAAACACTTTTTAACAATGTTTTTCTTAATAACCTTTAGAATTTTATTTTGTTGTAGCATTTCGCGTGAAATATTAAGCGGAAGGTCCTCGGAGTCCACCACACCTTTTACAAACTTCAACCATTCAGGAATTAACTCTTCACAATCATCAGTAATAAATACACGCCTAACATATAATTTAATATGTCCGTGTTTTTTTGTATTTGGCTCAAATAGGTCAAAAGGAGCACGCTTAGGAACAAATAATAGACCTGTAAATTCTAACTGACCCTCAACTGTAAAATGCTTAACTGCTAAATGGTCTTCCCAATCATTAGTTAGCGATTTATAAAACGACGCATATTCCTCTTGTGAGACAGTGTCTGGTTTTTTAGACCAAATAGGTTTCTGCTTATTTAGCAATACATATTCACTTACAACTTCTTCAACTG